TTAAATTCGTCTGTTTTTTGAATAACTTTTTCTAAACCATTTTCAGTGTTTTTTAACTTAAACACTTGGTTCATGTATGTTTTATATTCAAAATACATAACTTGAACAGTGTTACTATCGTAATTACCCCACCCTGTTATATACTGCCTATTACCTGGCATTTCCTGTATTCTTTGAAGTTCTCTTTCTGGTATATTAGGAAATTGTTTTTTTAGTTCAGGTATTGTAATAGATTTAACTTCACCGACATAGTAAACATCTTCAAAGTTAGGGTCTTCTGTATATGAATATATTAAGTTAGCTGGATCAACGTAGTCAACAACTATACCATTTGTTTTGTTGAAACTTGTCTTAGCACAAGCAATACCACAGACAACTAAATCCTCGTTTATTCTTCTTTTTATCAAAGGCCACCTATTGCTAGCCAATGTAGTTGTTATAGCTTCTTCTTCTGCTATTTCTACTGATTGCTTGTAGGAAAGCTGCATGTGAAGTTCTAATTCCTCATTACTTTGAGGTAGTTGTTCGTCTGGTATTTTTGACTGCTTAGCGTCAATACCTAAAGCTTGTTTTGCTTGCTGCATTAGCTCTTTAGCGTACATATCTTCCGCTATAGCTTGTGCATACTTTGTTCGTTTTTTTACAGACTCTGGATCTTGGGAAAAAGCTTTAATTTCAAACTCCTTATTTGATATACCATTTACTACTATATTTACAAATTTTGATATAACAGGAACTGGCTTCCAGTCTAAATTTAAATAAGACAAATCACCATTTATAGATAATTCGTCTTTGTATTTTTGAACAGATTGTTCTCCTCTAGCGTACAGTCTTAGATTATGAAAATTATTCCAACTCGTAAGGTATCTGTTACCGTTTGTTCTACCTTGATTAAACCACTCAGTTTCAATAGCAGAAGCTACTTGAGAGCCGTACTCTCTTGAAGCTTTTTCAGCGTCTGGTACTACCTGACTAGGAAAAGCGCTATTTGAATTAGTATATATTTTCATTTATTCAATTATTTTTGACAATGTACCTTTATTATTATATCTTTTAAAACCTAAATTGTAAGAAGGTCTTTTGAATGTTGGGTTTGGTTTATACTTATTTTTATTACAGGCCATAATAGCTAAGCCTGAACTTATAGATGCATCATGTGATGTTCTATTGTTTATATTAAATTTAGCCCAATCCTCAAGAGTTCTTTGAAAATAAACATCGCCATAGTTACCATCATCTTTTAAACCAACATGATGTTCTATGTAAGACTCTATAGCTGCAGCATGAGCTTGCTTTATGTCTTCACTAGAGTTTGGTATTCCACCTATCTCTCTTTCTGTAGTTGATAGTTTACTGTATTTTTTATCTGGTCTGTTTATAGAATAACCTCTATAGCCTCTACGTTTAAAATAGTACAATAGTCTAGGTTTATTGTTTTCAGCAAGTATTGGCATACCGTAAAAAACACAAGCCATTAATACATCTTCAAAAAATATTTCAGCTGTTTGAGGTCTAGATATATATTCTAGGAAAAAATGATTTGATGGAACGTTATCCATGTTAAACTTAGTTAAACCATGTAAAGCCCCGTTAGATCCTCTTCTATCTACAGTTCCAGATATATCGTAACTATCACAGCCAAAAGCCCCCATGTAATCATTACCAGGCCATTTAAGTCCATTTTTCTTTATAACACTATTTTGCATTTCAACAGATGGTATCCAGGATACAAAAAATCTACCCTGCTTGCTAGGCATAAAAACAACTTTAGTATCTTTAACACCATTAACCCATTGGAAATTGCCTTGTGTTATTATTCCGCTGTTTTTTAAATCAGCATTCCAATCTACTTGTTGGTATATTTTAGTAAGATTAAATAAAGATGATTTAGCCTCATCTCTAAATGCGTGTTCTTCTGTTCTTGGAAACTGACGGTAAAATTCGTTTAAACCATCTTGATCTTCTTTTAAACCATTTACTTCATTTTGCCAGTATTCAATTACACCTATTTTTATATCAGATCCATGCGGATCTTTTACAGCTTTTTTAGGCGTGTCGAAGACAGGTATGCCATAAGAATCAATGTATCCTTCGTAATTCCATTCCATAGGTATGAACAAAGAATATAGTCCCGAGCTAGTTTGCCCATTGGCGTTTCTTTTTGTAACATCTGAAGCGTTATATAGGTTTTTAAAATTATCTCCTCCTTTATCTAAAGCGTTTGATGTACTTCCCATCATGCACTTACCTATGACCTTACTACCTAGTCTTAATGTTGTTTTCGTAACCCTCCAGTTATTGAGGATGTTGTTTGGTCTTTCCCATTTACCTGATTCATCATGAACGAGGAGCTTGAGTTTCTCTCCATCATAGGAGTTATCCCCTGTGTTCTTCCAGTCGATAGTGGTGTCAAGACCGGTAATTTCTTGTACTTTTGTATTGGCGTCAAGCTTTCTACGGGTGAATTTAGAAGCGGGAACTCTGTAAGCAAGCTCGGTTTTTGGCCTGTCCATACCATCTTGGATCGGTTTAAAAAAGAAAGGGTAGTTAACGGAAATTGGTACAACTTTATCTGTGAACATCTTTTTAGCATCGGGACCAGATTTGGACAATATGCCGAACCGTGAATCCGTGGATATTGTAGCAAGGTTGACCGATTCAGCTGAGGACATAAATGAGAATCCTGATCTACGGTTTTTAAGATAGCACATTCCATATGATCTTGGGTCTGCTTTGCAAGCCTCCCAAAAGATGTAGAATAATCTATTTGATTCCCTAAAGTCTGGTTTCCCAACATCAATCTTGGACCACTGCAAGTACATGTAATGAGTACCAGTGATATAAGTAGGAATGTCTTTGTTAACAAACCAAAAACCTTCTTCACGTCTAGTAAATTCTTTGTCAATATAGTCATACCATTTTTCTTTAAAATCTAATGGATATTCTTCCCAGTCGAATACAGATTTAATTTTTTTTAATTGCTTAGGGTATTCAGAATAATTCCACTTATTGTTTTCAAACTTTACGACTTCATTTTCTTTTGGCAGAGCTATTTTAAGATTCTGTATTTCATACACCTCTCCTATTTGACCTGTCTTACTTATTACTACTATGTCATATTCCTCATTGTAGCCATATTCCCATTTCTTATGTTTGTTCTTGTGATTTAAAGTTTTAGAATCAACATAGTTTTTTAATACTTTATATAGAGTTTGCTCGTACATTATCTAGATCTACCTTCAGCAAAACCTTTAAAAGCTGTTTCTTCTTTAACTTTTTTAGGTTTTTCATTTAACAAATCTTCTTCTTCCTGTATTCTATTTAATATTTCAAAAGCATCAAATATAGCTAACTTTTTTGTAGCCGCTGCGTTTTTTAGTCTATCTGCTGATATATCATCATCAGAATCAACAATAGCCTCTTTAGCTACTTTTATTAATTCCTCAACTGCTACTTGCCCAGCTTGGATTATATTCCTTTTGGTTTTGTTGATCTCCATACTTAATTACAATATCATTTGATTTCATACAATACAACCGCTCTTTATCTACAATGAAGTCATATTCACCATAGGGCGTGTAGCCTACAGTGTCACCCTCGCTTATTCCTAGAGCTTCTAAGGAGCTATTACCTATTTTAAGTATACCAATAAGTTTTTGCTCTTTACTCACTTCTAAACCATCTTTATTAACTAGTGGTTTTATAAAACATCTATTGTTTATAGATTTCCATTTGTCTTTTTTCTTATAAAGATACACTTGATCTAGTGCACAAAAATATAAACCATCAACAAATGACGATCTACTTTTTTTCTTAACACCTTTCATGTCGTAGAACGTGCGAAAAACATTGTGATGTATAACTATGAAGTCACCTTTATTTATAGGTGTTTTAAATGCTTTAGGAATTTCTACAACCTCGGCTATGTTGTTAACGAATTTAAAACTTTCTATTTTAGTATTAAGTATTATTTTTTTATTACCTATTTCTATTTCGTTATCGTATTCGTTTCCAACCGGTCTAACTATAAAGTCGTATAAGCTTTTCATTAGTATTCTAAATCGTACTCAACGGATATAGCCATGTTAGAGTTAAACTTTTTCCATGGCAATACCTCGTTGTTTTTCTTTATATGTATATTATAAGAATTATCTGAGTCTTCAAAAAGTATATGTGATATTTCATGACCACCATAAACTTGTTGACCTACAGAGTAATGCATAGCATCATTTTTGTAGTCAGACCCAATACTAATCTTTCTAATATTATTTGTCATCTTTCTGCTCAATGTCTGTATAAGAACCATCTTTTAAGTCTATATTGACTTGACCATACTGATCTTCTAATTCTTTTTTTGTTTTATCTATTTCAGCAGTTATTTCTTTAATAGCAGCGTGCGTGTTTAATTTTTGCACGTCTAACAAACCTATGTGTCTTAACAGATCATTCATCTTAGTCTGTTGCTCAGTTACAGTTTTTAATTGCTCTTCTGTAATCTTGTTTACTTTCATTTCTTTTACTTTACTCATAATTTAATTTAATTTAATTTAGTGAATTGTTGAAGCATACCATTTGCTTCTTTTGTTAGTATATTATCTTCTAATCTGTACTCGGTAATAAATTTGACATTATTAATATTGTCTTCATACTCTGTTTGAACTAAACCGTTTTTTTCATATAAAAAACTTTCTTTAATGTTAAACTTGTCACCTAATTTAAAGTTCCAAAATTTTAAAGATTTAATAATTTTGTCGTGATACACAACTAAAACAGTTTCTTCGTTATTGATGTCTTGCCACACTCCAGCAAATTCTTTTCTATCTTGTGAATACATTAGAATAGAACAGAATAAACATAATGATAATATTAGTTTTTTCATTTTATTAGATTTTATTTAATTTAATTAATACTCTTACTATTTATTATTACTTATAGATTTGAATTTTTCCACGCCTCGTGATCCAAAATAAGCTATATAAACAGTTGTAAGTAACTGTTTTAATAATCCAATCCACTCTTGCTCTACAGTAAAAGATATTTCATGATGACTATCAACCCATATAAAAGCTATAGCCATAATAGATAAAAATATTAAAGCCATAGGTCGTGTGTTTTTAGAAAGCCATGAATCTGATTTCATATCGCTTTCCCAACGCCTTGTTATTTGACTCTCTGCCTCAGCATTAGCTTTATCCATGATTTCTTGGATTTGCTTTTTAATTAGCAGCTTTTCTTCTTTTGTGGTTGTAAGCTTATCAATGACGTCACCAACTTCTTTGATGACGCCACCTGTAAGCCATTGAATTATTTTTTTCAAAGTCTATTATTGTTTATTTTGACCACCTCTATACATATTAGTAACCTCTTCTCTACTGAAAAGACCGCTATCACGTCTAGATTGTGCAGCTGCTCTACCTCCAGCTCTACCTGCGAAATTCTGTCCTTGTGGCGTTAATTGTCTATGTCTAGGCAATCTATCTAACGCTCTATTAGAAGCCCTAATAGAATCATTAGCGGCTTTAATATTAGCCTCGTCTCTATCAAAATTAAATCTCTGTGCTCTATTTTCATTTCCAATATTAGCTTGAAGAAGTGTCTCAGCCATCGAGTTTGGTGATGTAGTTGTATTAGAAGTAGTTGTACTTCTACCAGCATTAGTATTGTTAGATGAACTACTAGACGATGTTACATTCGCAGCATTAGCTGTAGCTGCATCCGCGTCTTTCTTTTTCAACTCTCTAACTCTAGCGTTAGCCCTTGCTGTTTGCTCTGCAGTTGGCTTAAAATCAGGTCCTAAATCTTTCAAACCTGCTTGATAGTTAGCTAAATTATCTGTTGATTGCATAGAGCTAGAACTTCCGCCTCCAGTGGTGTTTGAGCTAGAAGAAGAACTTCCACCACCGCTAGTATTTCTAGATGTTATTGTCATTGATGGGTGATCGTGACCTTCTG